CAAAACACTGTATGATCGAGTCCTCAAAAGCATCACAATTGAGATAGACTATAGGGCTCCAATCTTCGTATATCCATACTTCTTCTGACGCCCAATAGTCCGACCAGTATTCCACATCTCTTTTTTTCCCAGAAGAGGGAGTCACCCTCCCTTGGTCAGTAATTTGTATAGCGTCATAATGGCATTCCGTTACATCATCCACCTTTCTTGTGTTCAGACCGTCTTCAGTGCCTTCGTGAATAATGAGCTTTTTATGCTCGCCGTCTTCGTCACCCACTCCCCATACCATACATTCATTCTGTCTTTCCTGCAAGGCTCTTTTCTTTTCTCTTATCCGCCAAGCCCCTAACGACAAAACTTCATTATCATCAGGAGTAGTCTCATCCCATTCGTGAGTCATGCTTTTTTACCTAATATATTTACTATCATAGCCCTATAGTCCACAGACATCGTGCCTGTGGACACCTTCCCCTGACAAGCAAAAGTTGTAGTTTCATCAGCCGCGGCCTCTAATACCATAAACAAAGAAAGTGTTCTTGCGTATGTTGACGTGACCACCGCGGACGGCTGCAAAATATAATCCCCTGTGCCAGACTTTACGTATATCCGTACCTCTCCATCTGCTTCTACGCTCAGGTCACATGATGCCACCAATTGAACAATAATAATATCCCCGCTCTCCACCGCTATCTCTACATCCAAGCCAGGTATTTCAGCCCAATCCGACCAGGTGACATCTCTCTGTGTTTCGTCGCTCCCTATAGCATAGTACGCATATTCTTTACTAGGATAATTCAGGCTTCCGTCTTTCGTTATTTGAGCTATGCTGCCATCTGAGTCCCGGTAGTGAAGCTCTGAAAGGCCGCTTACTTCTTTCGTAAAAACTATACCTTTGTTTTCCTGAGACAACGGATCATCCGTCTGATCGTGGAGAGTGACTTTCTTATACTCTCCGTCATCCTCGCCCACGCCCCAGTAACGGTCGACCTCTTCTCTTTCCCTTATATCTACTTTAGTGTCTCGTATTTCTTCCGCTCCTGCCGATATAAGGTCAGAGTCCTCCGGTTCAGATTCTGAGTCCACCCAAGGTCTAGTGTAAGCCATCATACCCCCCGATAAGGAAGCGTCATAAAATCTTTCGACCTATAACTCCAATCCTTTCTGTTTAATATATACTGCTCATTGATTGCCCGCGCATAGGCCGTATTAGCCTTATCCACATAATCCAAAGGTGCAGCAATCTCGAATATCCCAAGATTGATAATAAGATAAGCCGCCTCTATAGTCAAGACATCTTCTGCCGCATTAAAAGCCGCTAAATCTTCTGCCGGCCTGTCTAAATATCCATAATATTTAATGTTCAAAGTGCAGTCCTCCTCTGGAGTAGGCCACAACTTCAGTGACAATGGATATTTAATCTCATAATAAATAGGGTACTCAGCAGACATGTTTTCCAGAAAACAAATCTCTGCCTGCAAAGGCTCTATCTTCCTTAGAGGCGTTCTCAATGTCCCGTCTGATTGTTCGATCTGAAGAAGGCGTTCTCTTTTGAAATTGCCAAAATCTAAATCATACTCGCCATCATCGGCGGACACAGCCAACGGATAATCCTTTTCCATGAACCACCAATCTGTAGGCTCTTGGATTTGCCGGTGAATAGTAGAAAGAATCCCCTCAGAACCTTTCATTATGCCTTCAACCGATTCCGGTTCAGTCGTGTCTCCATAAACGGCGAACATGACCCTGTTGTAAATTTCACCAAATGTCATTGCCCTTCTTCTGCTTTGTCATCTTTATTGCCTTCTTTTGCCACTTCGTCTGCTGGTTCACCCTCTCCATTCTCTTTCCCGTCTCCCTTCTTTTCTCTCCCTTTGCGTGGAGTCTCCATCTCAACAAGATATCTTGCCTTTTTAATGGCTACCGGTCGTCCATAAGGCATTCCGTCATCATTAAGCATAAACTTGTAGTCCATGAAGTACGTTGCCTTCAATGCCTCAATGGCTTCCTCTGTCAAACTGTTGACCTTACCAGGGATGACCTTGTATCTATTAGTATTGACCGAAAATTTCATAGGCTTTTCCACTAAATTAGCGCCCTGCATCTGGACATCCGTCACTTTGCATTTAAATTTTGGTTCTTTCATGTTACCTCACCGCCAAATAAGTTATTACGTCATCTAAATTGATAAGCGCGTCGGCTGAAATTTTAAAACCTTCAGCATAACTCACTCCGGTAGTATCGTCATAGTACGAGTCATAAACCGTAATCCCGTCTGTCGTCAAGGCGACGATACCTGCCGTATCCGCCCCTGCCGCCTCAGTTTCTAAACCCGAACCGTTCGCTATGGAATCCCAATATTCAAGTTTATCGTATGTAGAGAGATTTTGCAGCAAAACATACGAAGGCTTAAAGCCTAATTCAACTATTATCTCCTCTGTTGTCCCTGTTACAGAACCTATCTTTGCGTCAACCATCTTCGCCTCCTTTTAAGCGTGTTCATATCTTATTATCCAATTTTGTTTAATGATCAAAGCAGTCATTGTCTTTTTTAAGGCAATACTCCCTCTCTGATTGTAAGGGTCTTCTACCCCGCTTGAACCTAAAGCCTTAATTATAGTCTGAAGACTCCGCCCTTCTACCGGAAGTACTCCATAAGCATCTGAGCCAAATATTAACGTACTGTATACGTCGATGCCTGCCGCCCCTTCTTCTTCAAACACTTTGGCATTTTGAGTTCCCACAAATCTTATATGCTTATAGCTTCCGATCTCACTTTCATGTGTGTTTTGTTGAGCCGCATACTTCTCTACAGGGATAAATCCTGTTAAAGCCTCGAAAGCGTCTTCTTTGTCGGTATGACATATCCCCATAAAACAAGACCTTATGGGAACAGTGGAAATACCGGTAGTGGCGTTTATCATTTTTTTGATAAACCTCGCCTTGTTGGTTTTCAAAAGAGTTTTAACGGCGTCTAAGTCACTCGTACTAGGACCATCAGCCGTCAAAAGCCTTGTCGCAACGGCATTGGCATGGTACACCGACGTTCCGCCGGATATATTATCCCTTATGAATGAGTCTAACAACTCATAAACCCTTTCCCCAAGCATTTCTGAAAATTCAACCAACAAAGGATCAGCATTTGAATAATCAACGACATCTGAATATATGATATGATCTCCTATATCATATACAGTGCTTGTGACATCTGTATGTTGAGGAGTATCAGCTTGAGGGGTAACACCTTCAGGTATAATCCCACCGCCTGTCAACTCATCATACATCCTAAAATGCGCCTGCCTCCCGTGTTTTCCAGGAAGAGACTTTGCCTGTGGGAGCTGGCCCCAAAGCCCATGAACTAGATAGGGCGTCCCACGCATGTGCGCTATTCTTTTATACGATTCGACAACCCCAGAGGTTACCGTAGTTGTGTCTGTTATATTCATCGTTTTGCTCCATATTTAACATTATTTATATACTTTCCAAACTCGTCATCATTTTTTTCCCAAATAGCATCAACCTCATCCAATACGCTCCCGTGGCCGCCTCCCATATCAGTAATAGTAGCTGGCGCATTCAAATTAGTTCTAATCTTTTCGGCTGTTTCCCTGCTCTTTTCCTGTATGGCTTTTTTAATCACTTCAGGATGAGTTTGACCTAATTGATAAAGCGTTCCTGCCGGGTCTACACTGTCCAATACGGCTTGAGCCAAACTAGGATCAAGTCTTATTTTCTCTTCAGCGTATTTGATTACCTCATCATAATCCGAGTGCGCTTGTCGGGCAAGCGACGCGCTTATGAAATTTTTAAAACTTTTCTGCTCTTCACTTTGCTTCTGTATCGCTTTCTGGACTACATCCAACACCTGTCCTTTTGTCAGCCAATCGTCCAAATCCTCTTCAGGCAACTCTTGAGCCTGCTGCACAGGTTGGGATTGATGAAGATTCCTATAAAAAGCTAATTCATTTTCCTTTTCCTCAAATCGAGATTGTGTAGATTTAATAGTTTCTTCCATCTCTGATATTTTTTGCTGCACCATCTCTGCTTCTGACGGTGTGCCTTCCCCTGCCTCACCTACTATTTCTTCATTTCCTTGGTTCTCGTCCATCTTGCGCTCCTTGTAATTTTGTTATTTCCTGTTCCCATAATGCCTTCACTTCAGGCGGCAAATCCGCCAGTGACATCAATACACTCGGTGGCACAGGATAACCGTGCTCTGCCAATTGAGAGAGTTGGATGAAATTCGCCATCCTGTACGTTGGTGAACTTGCAATCTCGTCAACTTTGCAGTCATATATAAAATCAGACTCCGGTGGTATCCTCCCACCGGTAATCCTTGCGACTTTCTCTTCAGTGTAATTCTTATCTGCTAATGCCATTATATAATTGCCTAATAACCTCATGCTTAAACTAAAATTATCAAAAATATTCTGGTAGCTTGTCAAGCCTTGCCTAATCTTAGTGCGCATAGCGACCCCAGACTCCCCCTTTTGAAAGGAAAAGCCCAAATTTTCCATGGCGCTTATCGATTTAATGTCTTCAGTATGCAGCTGTTCTAGCTGCACCAACGCCGGTGGAAGCATAAAAGGGTCTATCTCGGCAGGAGGTGTCGCTCCTTTCCTATACTCTATGACCCTGCTGCTGCCGGCAGCCTTTTTGAAAACGTCCATATTATCGACTGAATTTTCCTCTACTTTCCAACCCCCCGTCGGCATACTTAACGCCGCGTACATCATCTGACTCCGCCTTTTATTTTTCTCCAACTGAGCGTCTATTAGCGGCCTTGAGACACCCTGAAGCTTCCATGACCAATCCGCGTAACTTGGGAAAAAATACCCAAAAATCGGAATGAAGGGATACATGTTAACACCATAAGGGGAAACCCCATCGTATAGCACTAGTTCCTCTTCGCATACACTCAACATTTTCAATATTGGCACATCTCGCTTGATAACCATAATCTGTTCAAATAAGTCTGGCCGTGCCTCCTGAGCCTGCGCCAACTCCTTCTCCCCTTTCTCCCAAATTCTGGACTGCGTAGTCTGGACATCGTATAAAATAATCCGCTGCGCAGACTCCCAGTACCAGGCTTCGACTACATTCAGCCTTTCCCCTCTATCGTTCAGGCTCATTGTTTGATACGGGAACATCCTGCCCGCGCCCTTAGATAAATTTTTAATATCCTTCTTATGTTTAGGATAATTTCTTATTAACTTAGACTTGGAAAACAGCCCATGCCTTAAAATATAATCACAATTAGACAAGTCAGGATTCGTAGTGTATGGATCGATCATAATTCTAAAAGGAGAATCCCTTTTTATCGTGATATCACCATTTATAAAATCATGGTCATAATCTATCACCGGATGAATCCACCCCAAACCCCCGATTACCGTATCGTCAAAAGCCATCGATATATTGTTAGCCCCATTACGGTAATCTATGACAAATTTAATTAACTTGCTGTAAACATCCGCCACATGCTCATCCCCTCCCTCGATAGGGAAGGCTTTAATGTCTGTCCTGTTTTGCCTCTGATATCCGCTTAGCATATCAATGACAAGTTTCATAATATTTATATTTAATGGGACTTGCCCTCTTTCTGTGACTATCTTTTTATCCGCCTCTGACCATTGATCTCCTAACGTAACCTTAAAATCATTCTCCATTTTCATTAAAAACGGATTAAAAGCTGAATATGTCTCGCTCCAGCACTCTTGAAGCTCTTTCTTGTCCATTACGTTTCCTTCATTTTGCCAACTAAAACTACAATTTCTCCAGTTAGGACGTTCAGTCCTTGGAATACAATATTAGTCCCGCTCGCCGGTGCATAGGTAACATTATAAGTCCCCAAATTTCCAAAATATAATAACGCATCTGCCTCATCTCTTATCATTCCGTCTGTACCATTATTATTCTTTGATCCGCCCCCGTGGCTGTGAACCTAAAGCAAATATTATCAGCATTCATCTCGGCTTGCGTCCAATTTATTCGATAAACCCCATTCCCGACCTCAACTACACTGTTAGTAGCAGCCGCAAAACTGCCTCCATCTTGCTGGATCGTAGCGGAAACCGTCAATCCAGTGCCAGGGGAATAGTGATCGGTACTTAAAACCATTAAAAATTTAAAATTATTCCACGCTGCATTTTTAGGAATCCCCATTGCGTCAGTTTTGATTTTAATCTCATCAATTTCTGTATCTTTAGTGCCAGCCGTTAGCGTCCGTGTGACGTTAGCCCAAATATCGGCCACCAATGTGGCAAAACTTGTTAAAGTCCGTGTGCCTACTGCCCATACGCCTGCCGCTGTATGACTTGACCTTGTTGAAATATTTGCATCAACCCTTGCCATTTCAGTATCATACTCCCCGGCAGGGGCGAAACCTGTTGCAGTTGCCCAATTACCTTGGTTTGTTTGCAATTCATTAGTGTCTTCAACTATTGCGGCCAATTGAGTAGAATTAGAATCCATTTCGTTTCTTATTTGGACTACATCAATTCTTGCATCATCACTTAAGGTGAGGTTTGTAATTCCCGAAGTAGTAAAATTTCCACTAACAAGAACCGCCCCACTCGTACAAGTACCTTCTGTTATTTGACCGAAGCCCTCAATTTCTGCAGTATCTGTGCCAGTGTCCCCCATGCTTTCTATTTGAATATCACCTGACCACAATCTCATGTTCAGATTTGTATTGCCAATGGCATCTCCAAAATCAAATATCGCTGATCCTCCTGCTATACGAGACATACAATGATTAATGAACCAGTCGCCAATACCAGAGTTCGTAATTGTGCCAAACAAAAAACATCTTCTAAAAATTGAAGGCGGGAGTGTAACATTACCAATAGGGCAGTCCTCAAAAACGGGAGCATTACCAGATGTTGTACCTATCCCAGATACTGTAGCGCCAAAGAAAAACGCTCCATCAATAGATTGACCGCCTAACGCAACTGAATATGCTTGTCCCACTATTTCATAATTATCGCTATTACCAGTTAATGTGATAGCAGAACCGGCCTTAATTCTAAACCTATCTAAACCAAGGGCAGTATTTAAAGTTAAAGCTGCTGCCCATGTGCTTACAGGATTATCAGCTACCCCATCAACATAACTTTCAGTATTGGCATTAGAGGCATTAGTATCAACCCATATAGCCCCACCGGCGTAACCCACAGATTGAGCTACTACAGCATAAGCACAGGTAATTCGGTCTGTTGCTATCTTTGTGCCATCCGTGGAATAAAACCGTAATCGCACTTCCCCTAAATTTGCGCCTGTACCTACCTGAGCATTTGTGAGATCAAATGTTTCAGTGGTAATTGTAGACCCGTTCGCTCCATCAATCGTGCCCACCTGTTCCCATGCGGTTGCACCCCAATTGTATGCATATGCGCCCCAAGTGTCACCATTTAAATTAACATAGCCATGCCATGTGACAGATACCGGAACACCATTACCCCCCACAGAAAAAATATAATAGCAGTCTGTTGTTCCTGCATTATCCTCAAGATCGTGAGTTACTCCGTCTAAAGCATGGGTGCTGTCTTCATCGTTGGCCTCGCTCAACCCTGTAGTAATGACAAACCCATTAGGGGCGGCCACAGGAACAGTATTGATTGCAGCTGATCCACTTGTAAGATTCCCAATTTGTTCTTGTGTTTCATCAAGGTCAAGCCCTCCAGCATCAGAAATTGGCAACCCTCCTGCCGCATCAGCTGCCGCTGCTGGCAATGCTGTCCCTGAAAGTCCTCTTGTTGCGCTATAAGCTGAATCTATAAGTAAATTATTTATCCCAGCCGCACGAAATCCAATTGTGGGGCTTCTCCAAGGCAATACGCCTGTGCAAATTCCAGAAAACCAGCCCACTCCCTCTGTATCATTGTTTATACTTGCCCCGCCGGATGCTGGAATTTCGATCGAATACATTCCATCTCCTTGATTAGTCCAGTCATAATCACCACCTGTGGTAGGCGTTACTGCTGTTTGAGTATATGCTCCTCCAGTCGTAATAAAATTCCAAACTAAATCCATGCCTGCTTGATTATATACAATCGCAGTTTCACGTGTTTTGAAATCTGTATCATCAGTCAATGCAAGTATATTAACAGGCACTTCAGATAATGCTATATCTACATCCATATACAGATCAGGCATTGATTCCCCCTGTTATTGTTGTGCATAATAATACCATGGATTCCCTCCGGTAGCGGCAGCAACATGAAACCCCCTAAATCTGTTCCTCACGAACTGCTCAAAAGGATCAAAATAGGCCACTTGCTCTCCAGTTAATGCTTTATTGAATATGGCCAAACATGATAAGTCAATATCTGAATAATCAACTCCTTCGTCATAATTCACACCTAATATTGTCTTTTGTCCTGAGCCAAAATCTAACGTGCCGGTGTGTGTGTCTGAACCATCACTGACACCGTCCACATATATAACTTTATTCCCAGCCGCATCTCGTGTGAAAAATAAATCATACCAAACATTGAGCGACAAAAGCGTATCCCCCAAAAACCCGCTGGCACCGGACGTTCTTGTGCGAAAATCAAGCTCATTATACGATGAAAGACGAATCGCAAAAGGGAAAAAATACCTTCCTCTCTGAAAAATGGCGTCGTAATCCACACCTGCCACATTCGATCTTATGCACAACCTCATGAAAATAGAAAATTCATCCTCTATGCTCCACTCCGTTTCGCCAAAATCTATATAATCAGCATCTTCTAAATGATAAGTCAAACCTTGGTCGTTGCTCTCCCACGACCCGCCGCTTACTACTCCGTGGTTACTTCCAAATACATCATACTCTTTATCACTGGCCTGAGAATCAAATAAAAATAACGATACCAACCCACTGACTGGATTAACAATATTATGATGATCAGGCTTAAGTAACATCCCATCTCCATCGTTGATGTATCACCCTGGCATCGAACGAATCAGTAGTCCCTGCCGTTCTTAATCCTAACCGAAAGTTTGCCCAGTCAAATTCCTTAATCGACATTTGCGTATCTGCTCCGGCATTATTCGAGAACCTGTATACAGTTTTAGGAATATCATCAAAAGCACTGCCGTCCAGGGATGGAAAAACTCCAACCTCAAAATCATCGGTAGTTCCACTTGCGTCGTACTCTATGGCGATATGCACACCCTCGTATCCATCAGTCTCAAGGTCAATATTACCAGTATAGTCCCACGCGCCGTCATTCGCCACATCTGCGTCACCACCGCCGTAAGCATTCGTAGAGAACAGGGTGACAGGCGAAGCCCATGATTTTTTTGCTGTAGCCATTATACATCCCTATTGAGTCCCCAGAACCTAAACCGTCCTCGAATCAGATCGGGGATAACTGTATTTAGTTGATTAAACTTATTGTCTAATATTGTCCTTTTCTCTAAAACTGACAAATTAGCGTTAACTTGCACTGCCAGTGAATGTTCATATACCTCGCCATTCCCGATTTGAGTATACTCCGTAGGGAAGTCGGCCTCCAGCCAGGGAACTATAGTAATTTGACTGATGAACTGAGATACACATTCCCGTAAATTAACACTTGCAGAATTCAGCTCATCCGGAACTACAAAATGGAATGCAACACGTACCTTGTCTTCTTTATCGTTTACGCCTAACACGTGGTAATTACTCATTAGTCACTCCAGTTAATTATCCTTTATTAACAATCCCAACACACCCAACAACACTGAAGATATCAAAGCCAAAATTTCAGCCGGTACTTCAAATCCAAAAGCCGCCGCCAAATAAGCAATCAAAGCGACTACACCAGCAACCGAACTTTTCGGATTAGCGAAAATTCTCTCCAAAATATCATTGAAAATCTTTTTTAAAACATCCATAACATTCATATCAGTCCTCCATATTTTTTTACCATCCTGAAGCCCTCGAAGCCCAACTAATCGTGCGTGTCCTCGCCTTAACCAAGTTCCCATCCAGCCAATCCATCTTGTAAACTTCCCATGTAGGCTTCCCGTCAGCCGCCGACGAATCTTTATTTATACCGACGTATACTAAATCCCCATCGGAATAATCAAATTTATACAACATCTTACCACCCCGTGGCTCGATTTGTCCAACTCGTAATACGAACAGTGGATTCTGTCAACGCTCCGTCCACGTACACATTCTTGGTAATCTCCCAATCAGAGGTGTCATCACTCGCCTTGGCGTTCTCATTTACACCCCTGTAAATCAAGTCATCGACATCCCATTCCTGCTTTACCTTGTTCTCCTTCATGTCTACCCCTTACTGATTTCCATAGGCCGTGGATATATTCTAAATCCTGCAATATCCTTTTTGGCAAATCCTTTTCCTTTTTCACATATCTTATCAGCATAGTTAATTTTATATTTAATTCAATTTTCTCCAAAATTTGTTCTTTATTCATACTATAGCCATCCAGCTCCCAGTCGTCTCTGTGCTGTACGGATCGTATGTAAACTCTTTCACCTGGCTGGTCGTTGGCCTGTGAGGCTTGACCATGTCAACGTCCACGATCCTGCTTAATGAATCCAGCATATCCTTATACGTACAAGCAGGGAAAAACTTATACTCCTGCTCCAAAAACTCTTCAACTAAATCATGCCGCGCTCCCTTAATATCCTTGTAGTCAAGAGACATAGGGAAAAATATATAACCATTCTCGAAATACGGCACTAACCTCTTAATACGGTCGTCCTTTGATAAAGACCCTCCTACAGGCTCAATATGAAACCATACGTTCTCTTCCTTCTGCTTCAACTCAACATAGTCCAAATCACCCTGCATCGAATACTTCTCATACCCAACACCCAAAACGTTCCACTTCGTAGCAAGATCCCTTAACCAAATCCACCTCTCCCCTAAATTCAGCCTGTCCTTCACGCAATCCCGTACATAAAATCTGCCATCGGCCGCCACGCCCACAACCCACATGCACGTAAAAGACCTGCCTTCCTTCTTCTCCCCAGCAGGATCAACTAATATATAATTATTGCAAACAGGAGACTTCAGGTAAGTGCGAAACCAGCTCATCTCAAACCCTTCCTCTTCCTCCTTTCTCGGGTCTAAAGAAATCTGTGTAGCAAATACCCACCTTCCCATCTTCCTGTACTTATCCGCTATCTCGTCCTCTGTCCATAAACTCGGCAATAAATCAGCCCTGTTTATCCTGACTTTGTACTGACCACTGTCCCTTAAATCACAAATCAAATCATTATGCTTGTAAATAGTCCCGACAACACGCTCCCTGCCAGTCTTCGTATCCCTCAAATTATGAGAATGCCTGAACCCATCCTTCACCTTATTAATCCTATCAGGAGTCCTCGTATTGTCCCAAGTGACTATGTCGTCAAATGCCAATATGTCATAATGTACACCCGTAGGCAAAGACTCAGTTATGCCGTAAAAATCCAATGTAGACTCAAAAAATGACTTAGTCCGCTTCACCACTAACCCGTGGTCAATCGACCACTTGCTAGACTGCGACTCAGGATTTTCCCATAAAACACCAGGGAATAACGCCTTTAGCAGATCATTCGACTCTAACGTCGTTTTAATCCTGCCTCCCAGCTTCTTAGCTAAACTCTTAATCTCAGACAATATCGCAACGCGAATGTTGCTGTCCCTCAATATGTCCTGGATCGTCAGACCATAAGTAATTATAGTGCTCTTGAAAGTATCCCTGCTCCATATGTCTAAATGCTCATCAGAATCAGCGCCAACCTCCCGTATGCGATCCACTACCCACCACTGGTTAATAACCTTAACATCTAATACGAAATATAATAAAAAAAATAAATCCTCCAAACAAAATGACGCCACCCGTGTGCGCCATTCCTGCTCATCTCCGGCACGCTCTAACTCGTTCAAGTCAGTAACTATACGAGAATAGTCTAAATTGTAGTCTATGTCAGGTTTTGTGTCAAAAAATAACATAATTTAAAATTTGTTTAGTTCTCAAAAATTTGATGTGGGAGGTGAGTGAGGGTACATATAAGGACATCAGTAGCAAAAGGGAAGTACCCCCCCCTCTTCCTCTCAGCATTGTCTTACGTGTTCATGTCTTGATATAACATTTTAGTAATATAATCCTACTTCCGATAACATACATTATGTCTCATTAGATAGTCACTGCTGCAAAAAAGGCTTTTTATATACCATATAACCATAGTTTAACCATATTAGCACAAGAATTCAATATGTCTGCTCCTATTACCCATTCGAGAAAGCAAGCGCCAACCACAAAAGACAGAAAAGCAGACGAACAAAAGGCGCATAAGCAGAAAATAAACCTCAACCCAACATTCACTCGATAATCTCGCCTAATCATCCCTAATTACCTTTAGCTTTTTGTTTGCATCTCTGATTATACTCAATTTCTTGGTTATTCCTTCTTGTTACCAATTCTTCCTTGTCTTCTCTGTTCCTTGAGTAGGGTTGCTATTTCTTATTGCTTCAAGTATTACTTGTAATACCGATTCCATAGTTACTGCCTCATGTTGTTAATATGGCTTATGTGGTCTAATTGTTCTTGGTGTTTCCGCTTTTCTTCATCGGTTTCAACCTTAATGGTCAGATAGGCATCGTCTTCATTCTCTGGGATGTCATCTTCCCCTACTTCCGGTTTGAACTCTACTTGTTCTTTAGGTTGCTCTAT